ATCAGAGTTGAATCGAGCCTTCACGCGGGCCAGAACCTTTGTGTCGCTAGAAATGCCCGCTCTCTCACACGCATCGAGGAACTGTTGAAGCTCAGCAAGGGTTGATCCCTCGAAGGTTTGAACCATTGACGTCGAAGTTGCCATTTACTTGTCTTCCTTCCGCTTGCCGTAGAAGCAGATCGTCAGTCTGCGTTTGCTGCCGTTCTTCTTGAAGTAGCTGTAAACCCGGAAACCACTGACCTTGCCATACAGGTATGCGCTAGACCGCAGAGTTTCGACGTTGTGCTTGCAGTACCACTGCTGGCCTTCATCGAATGTCCATGTGCGTTGGGCCGACCAGTCGAAGTCTCTGAGATCCATGATGTATTCGCAGTTAGTGGTTAGGTTCATAGCTACAGCTCCTTGGCGTGTTGGGCGAGATCCCTTCTCTTGGGGAGATGTGTGTAGGGCACTACAGGGCGTCCGTACCTTCAAAGTTCAGCCGGGCGAACTCTCCAAGCAATCGCTTAGCGTGAAAGTCATAAACCTGCGCGGCGTGAACCTCATCTGCGTATCGGCCGAAGGTGACACGACGCGGATTCCCATCAGGAATGTACACCATCACGCGCCACAGTTTCTTGTCGACGTCCCAACTGATACCACGATACTTGGAGCTTCCCGGATAGCCGTAGCTTCGCTTATTGTTGACCATGAGATTGTGCTTGCGGTTGTCAAGCTTGTTACCATTGCGGTGCAAGATTTGCTCGGTCTCAGTTGCACCACAGATGAGCCGATGCATGAAAATTTGGAAGGAGCGTCGTCGGGCAACCACAGAGTCCCGGCCATCGTATTTGATGATTTGCCAGTCAAATCCGCTCAGGAGGGCGTGGTCCTCGGAGTCGTAGTAGACCTTCGACCCGTCAGTGAACGTGAGTGTCTTCACCATTGAGTCCAAACATGCGCTGTACGTGGTCCATCCGCTTTTCGAGGCCGGACAACTTGTCACTCATTTCGGTAAGCTGCTCGCCTATGTTGTTGAGTCGTGGACTGAGCTGTGTTACCTCGGTATTCAGTGCCTTGAGGGCATCGGCGATGGCGTCGTCTATCGACACTCGCGGCTTGGGCCAGAACCTCATAACTTCGGAGTCCTCCTCGGACCTCGTATGCATTTCGCCTATCGCCGGATTGGCGTATCGGAAATCGAGTCAAGGTCAACGAGTCGGCTTGTGGAACATGAGCAAGGGCTATCCTGCGTCGTTGCCATGCTCACCCACCTGAGTGTACGCTCGACACATGGGGACCGCAACAAGATCGACTGGGCCGCAACGAGCGGCTGTCTACGTGCGCATCTCCGAGGACCAGACGGGTGCTGGCCTGGGGGTTGGTCGGCAGGAAGCCGACTGTCGTGCCCTGTGCGAGTACCAGGGATGGGTTGTCGTGGAGGTGTACTGCGACAACGACCGGAGCGCGTACCAGCGCAGGAAGCCGCGCCCCGCCTACGGGAAGATGCTCGCTGATCTTGCGGCTGGGAAGATTGACGTTGTGGTTGCCTGGCACCCTGACCGTCTTCATAGGCAACTTCGAGAACTGGTCCCATTCATCGACTTGGTGAACGATCACGGGGTCACCGTCCAGACCGTGAAGTCAGGGATCTACGACCTCACGACACCAAGCGGTCGGATGCAGGCACAGATTGCGGGAGCCGTGGCAGAACACGAGAGCAGTCACAAATCAGAACGGATCAAGCGGAAGCTCCAAGAGAACGCTGCATCCGGGAAGCACCATGGCGGGAGCCGTCCGTATGGCTGGGGTCGCGAAGTTGAGATAGACGAATCGGGTAGGGCGATCGTCAAGGAAGACCCTGCGGAAGCCGAGATCATCAGATGGGCCACGAAGCAGGCTCTTGCAGGCAATTCGATGAAGGGGATTGCACGAGAGCTGAACGAACGTGGAGTCCTGACCGCCACTGGTAGGCAATGGCGGGCAGTCACGGTGCGCTCGACGCTGCTCAGGGAACGGAACGCTGGAATCCGAACCTATACCTCAGCAGACGGAACCAAGGAAGAAGTCGGTCCGGGTCTGTGGGATGCGATCGTAGACGTTGATGACTTCCGTCAGCTTCAAGCGATGCTGCTCAACCCCTCCCGAGTGACCAACCCTGGCAAGAGCGGGAAGGTGCATCTGCTTTCGATCCACGCCAAGTGCGGTGTATGTGGTGGCCGGATCGTGGTAGCGAAGGGCAAGATGTACAAGGGAGTAGCCAAGACCGTTTACCGCTGCAAAGAAGGTCACGTCGTCCGAGACCAGGAGTTGCTTGACCGCTTCGTCTCGAAGCTCGTCATCGCGAGACTTGAGAAGATGGACGTTCGAGACCTGATGGTGGAGTCGAGGCGCCGAACGAAGATGGCAAGGACGGTCCGCGCGCAGATTCAGGAGATCGAAGAGCGTTTACAAGACGCCGCGGGGGCTTTCGCTGCGGGCAACATCACCATGGCTCAGCTCACGACAATCAACAGTTCGCTTCGACCAAGGCTCGAAGAGCTGCGGACCAAGTCTGTTTCGCCTGCTAGGGATAGGGTCATCGGAGAGCTGGTGGAAGCCGATGAACCCAAGAACGTGTGGGCGAAGCTGAGCGACGAGCGGAAGCGAACCGTCGTGAGTCTCCTGGTCGACGTGACTGTCAACCGCTCTAAGCCAGGTGGCATTTTCAACCCGAACGATATCGGGATTGTCTGGCGCACTTGACTCTCCGCGTATCCTAATCCGCATGCCACGAACCCTTCAAGCAAGCGACCTCATCCCTCTGGAAATTAGCGACCGGTCCATCAAGCAAGACGGCGACTGGATCACAACAGAGCTATACGAGCCCCCTCCGGATTTCATCAGGGGGGCGATCGAAGGTGAAGAGGTTGTCGTGGCCCTTATCCGATGCGGTGACATCGGATGCGCCTTTGAAGCCGGCAGTCTCGAATCTGCATACGAACAGGCGCAAGACGTGAGCGCAGAGCTTGGCCTACCCGTTGAGTATCAGGTGGCCAAGTATCGAATCGATGGGCTAGAGCCACTTGAGATCACGCGGGTAGTGCCACCGACCGAGTGGCAGACAGTCAATCCCTGACCAGATGCAGTAGCACGGTACGCTTGCGACTCCTATAGCAGACAGGAGTCGTGGTGCCAGACTGGTTAACCTGGGACGCACTCGGAGTTATTGCCGACTGGTTCACTGGGGTCACTGCTGCCGTCGCCCTCTTCTTCGCCGCTCGCGCTGGCAAAGCAGCGCGAGAAACTAACCGCTCTCAGCAACAGACCTTAGAGTTGCAGCGTCAACAGATCGAACGTGCTCAAGCATCGAAGGTCTCGTTTCACATGAGCGAAATGAGGCTAGACCCTCATCCGACACCAGATGGCGGAACCGCAGTTGACATGGGTCCGATGACCGCATACGTCGTCAATGCGTCCGATTCGCCGGTGTACTTTCTGACCCTACTTAGGGCTGGTCCGGGGCCGAACAAGCAGATACTGCACGAGTCAGACAGTCTGTTTCCTACCGGTCCTGAGCCAGAAGCGTGGGAGCTAGGACGCAACGTCTTAGAAGTCCAGTTCTACGAGCTGTACTTCCAAGATGCTGCTGGGCTGGCCTGGACTCGGCAAGCAATGGGCGAACTAAGACGCCCGACGCACGAAGAACTGAGGGACCGCATCCAGTTGATCGCACAGCCGGGGCACACCGAGTGATCCTCCTGCCTGATGCCGATTGGTCGATGCTCGGGAGCCTTGCCGACTGGTCAACCACGGTCGTTGCTGTCGGAGCCTTCATAGTCGCAAGCATTGCGGCAAGAGCAACAATCCAAACCAACCGTGCTCAACAACAGACCTTAGAGCTCCAACGTAAGGAGTTCAACACATTACAGGAACAGACCAAACGAGAACAGGCTTCGAAGGTCGCCTTCTGGGCGGCGAACGGGAAGGATGGCGCTCTCTCCATCCAAGTTATCAACACATCTGACGCCCCCGTCTTCACAGTCACCTTCCTGTCTGCAAACGAAAACCCGGGCAAGCTTCTTGCCAGTTTTCCAGTGCTCCTTAAGACAGGCGACAAGGAAGTTGCCGTTCGCTTTCCTCAAGTTGGCGTCCACAAGTATTCTGCGTACAGGGTCAAGATGTACTTCATTGATACAGCCGGAGTGAGGTGGGTTCGAGACTGGTTTGGTCATCTCAAAGAGATGACCAACGACGATGCCGAATTCCACCACGCAGCGGTCACGGCAGCATCACCGCAAGAAATGACAGACATGGGCCGTCAGGTCGAAGTCATCGAGTGAGGGAGTCGTGCTCCCTGACCTAACGGCGCCTGTTCGCGTAGCCGCGGACGTTGGCGTTCCTCTCACTGTGGAAAAGACCGACGCCCGCAAAGTCGTCCTGAATGTCGAGCAACGTGACTGTTCCATTGCCCGTAGTGGTCACGGCCTTGAGACCATCCTTCTCACGCCATCCGATCACTCGAAAGACTTGGCCTTCATCAGTGACCAACCAAAGCGGGTCATTCTGAGCTGAGTACATTTCCTTCATCCCTCCCGTGGAACTGAACTGAGCAGCACGATACAGGGTCATGTGTCCTGCGAAGCTCCTTCGGCTGAATCCAAGACCGCGCCCAATTGCGTGGCCTCCACGATCGCCGCTGAGCGCCGTTCTGCGGTGCCCGCGATAGACCACACCGGCGACGAGCCTTCTCGCGCCTACGGCCGACGTAGAGGGCAACAGGGGCAAGGCATCGAATAGAGCCGTGCGCTGGACCGCTCGACGTCACCCGTTCGAGTGAAACGGTCGGCTCGGTGGCAATGCCGTGGAGAGCCCTGTAGAGTGGATCATGTGAGGGCGAGGAACGTTCCGCCCCGGCTGCGGCCACGCGAGAATTGACCTTCTGCGTCTGCCGACGACGCTTATCTAACCGGTATCCGAACCGCTTCTACACAGGTGGGATACCTATGGCAAAGTCGATTGCCATCAACGGCTCTGCGCTTCGGGAGATCCGAAAGCTACTCGGAGTTCGTACTGAGGCTCTGGCCGATGAGGTCGGAGTCCACTATTCCTTCGTGGCCAACCTCGAATCGGGTCATCGAAAGACTGTGTCTCCGCCAGTCTTCAAGGCTCTGTGCAATGCACTTCGGCTTGATGATGTGCGCGCCATCATGGCGACTCACGAGTCCGTCATTGACGAGGCTATCGCTCGACTCATTGATGAGGCTCCACCGTTGACTGAGTATCAACGCAGCCGTCTAGCCGTACTGCTCGAAGTCGAGTCAGCAAAGTAGTTGGCCCCTGGGTGCGGGAACACCACAGGGGCCGAAATAGCCGGGGAGATGTGACCTCCATGACCACTATCCATACTAATACCGGACCGAGGAAAATGCAAGTTCCACTGATTGACGCCTCGGGTTCAGTATACGAAGCCGCTCTGCAATACGCAGAAGCAGGCTTCTATGTTCTTCCGATCAAGCCTGGCGTGAAGCATCCTGGCTCAGTTGTCGGTGAGGATTGGGAGACTCAAAGCTCTCGTGACCCGCAACAACTTGCCGAGTGGTTCAAGGGTGGCGCGAAGGCCAAGCGCGGGATCGTGATCCACGTCGGTCGTTCAGGCTGCGTGGCTTTCGATGTTGATGAGCCTGATCGTCTGCTCGACTCCATCAAGCAGGCAATCACCAACGAAGAACCGCCGTTCCAGTCCACGAGGACGAACGTGAATGGGAAGGGCCACTACTTGTTCCGAGTTCCTGATGGCCGTCAAATCGGCAACAGACTTGGTGCTCTGGCTGGTGGTTGGGGTGAGATCCGCGGCAAGAACGGCGTGATCGTGGTCGCGCCATCGCTGCATGAGAAGGCAGAAGACGGTGGGCAGTACGAGTGGCTGCAAACCGGCACTGTTCCGGAGTTGCCCAAGGCGGTTGCCGACCTGCTGCCGGACGTCGATGCGTACGAGGAATCTGCTACCCCTCACCAGGTCGAGACCTTTCTCAGTTCCCACAACGGATACGACGATCCCGGCAGGCTGATCCCCGTCCTGCAAGACTTCCACACCAAGGTTGCCGCTGGCGAATCCCGGCATCAGAGCCTTGTTCATGGGATTTGCTGGGCTATGCGGGAAGCGCGTGAGGGTGTGTACCCCGCTCGTACTGCCGCAGACCAACTGCTAAACGCCTTTCGGGATTCAATCGGTGGCGAGCGTGATGCAGATAAGGAGTTCAACGAATGTCTTGCTTGGGCCATTGCTCAGGCCCAGAAGGTCGAGCGCACGCGGGCAGGGATCATCTTGCCGAACCTTCCTGATGACTTCTGGGAGGCACGGCCGATGCTGACTCATATTCGCAAGGCTGCGCACTCCCGCAAGAGTTCTGCCGATCTGGCGTTCTATTCCGTCCTGACTCGGATCGCTGCGATGAAGTCTCCATACATCACCGTGGACACAGGGATTGGTGGCTCGAATGCGTCATTGAACTTCTTTGCTGGGGTAGTGGCCGGCTCTGGTGAGGGCAAGAGCACTGGCTATGGCGTTGCCAAGCGAGTCATGGTCAGTACCGACCCCAACGGACCACTCAACTTCCTTGACATGAAGGAAGACCTGCAAATCGGTTCCGGTGAGGGGATCGCCGAAGCCTACATGGGCAAGAAGCAGGTTCCGACCGGACAACTCGATAGCAACGGGAAGCCGAAGACTGCCCTTCGCAGGACTCAGGTCCGGCACAACGCCCTGTTCTACGTGGACGAAGGCGAGACCCTGACGAAGATGCAGACGCGGAACGGAGCCACTATCGGCCCCGTCCTTCGATCTGCCTGGATGGGCCAGAAGATCGGTCAGCAGAACGGCAACGAGGAAACCACCCGCGAAGTTGACGACTACAGTCTTGGCCTGATCATCGGCTTCCAACTCGATACTGTGCTCGGGACGCTCAATGAGTTCGGCACTGGCATGGCGCAGCGGTTCATGTGGTGCGGTGTTCGGGACCCAAGCATCCCACGGCGTGTTGAGTGGCCTGGTCGGCTCCCGATCGATCTTAGTGCGCTGATGACAAGCGAACCAATCACCATGAGCGTGTCACCGGCCATCATTGACGAACTCGAAGCGGATCGCCTTGACCGCGCTCGATACGGTGTCGTTAAGGGCGAAGAACACAGTAGCCACAAGCCTCTGATGCTCATCAAGGTCTCAGGTCTGCTCGCGCTTCTCGATGGCCGCCACAAGATCACTGATGAGGATTGGACGCTAGCCAAGGTCGTCTGGGAGACCAGTTCGAAGGTCCGAGATGCCCTCATGGCGTACGGCAGGCAGAAGCAAAGCGAAGAAGCAGAGGCGAAGGATCGGGCTTGGGTCAACCGCCAGGTCAAGGCAGCTCAGGGAATCGCTGATGCGTCCTCCGAAGTCGAGACGAAGGTGTTGACCGTGGCGAAGAACGTTGCCAGGCGCGTCCACGACGATCCATCGAAGAAGTGGACTCGAAGTGGTGTAACTCGACCTCTGAACCCGAAGCTCAGGGAGTTTGGCGAACGCGGAATTAAGCACGCTGAGGATATGGGCTGGATCATCACGGATAGGAACTTCGTCAAGCCCGGCTCGTCGCGACCGTCCACATGAGACAGAGGCCCGAGATGTGTACCTGTGTACCACGTGGACCGGTACACATCGCCCCTCTTTCACTCCTTTTCGCTCTCTATCTACTAACTGACAGTTGTGTTGTGTTTATGCAGGTCAGAGCGTTGCGCGTCAGGTGAGGGCACCCTAAGGGGAGCCGCGAGACAGAAACGCCCGATGTGTACCAGTACACGCGGTACACACCCGAAGCGAACGGCTGAGCCGCCATGGGAAACCACCGGCGGGGGGTCAAAGGAGTAATGACAATGACGGATTTCAATGTGTGGCTGGTGACGACGCTCAGGTCCGACTGTGATGCATGAGTGTGTGCTGTGCGGCAACTGGTTTGACACGGTCGTCTACAAGGTGGCTTGCCCGTATTGCAAAGTCGGGCTGACCTACCTTGAACGCAGGACGGTACCAATCGTGGAGGACAACTCGGTCCCGATTGGGATCGATGTCCTTCCATTCTTCCGAGAGGTTTTCTGATGAGCGCGTGGCGTCAGGTGTGGAACGAAGTCAAGGCTATGAAGGCTGAACGGGAAGTGTTGAAGGTCCGCGTCCTGCCGATGCGCTACCGGATGCTCTTCCGTGCGGATGATACGTCGCTAGCCGAACTCATGGGGAAGATCCCAGAGCGGTTCCGAAAGCGGGAGACATGTCGGTGCCGATGCTGCTCGATGTGGACCGTAGTCAATAGCGATTGGGCATGGGCGTTCATGAGGTGGGCAACCATGCTGGGTTACGAAGTGGAGGCGGATTTCGATGGGTGAGCGAGTCACAGCAGTAGACCCACAGACGTTCGGCAGTGATGCCAGGGTCACTGACTACCTCCACAAGCCTCTGTGGTTGCTCGTCATCGAACGAACGATTGTCTGGTGGGTCAAGCACTACTGGCTCTTGTTCTTCGCTGTGGCGCTCGTGTGGGTCCACACGTCGTACGGGCTCGGGTGGTTGATCAGCGGGATGGCTGTCCTGGGTGGGCTCGTGGTTGTGGGGCTTGCCTGGATTGCCGTGATGCTCCTGGTCGTCGGTGGTGGGGTGTCATCGCGTGTTGTGGTGATGCTCTGGAAGATGGCCGTTGTCAACTACAAGTGGAACAAGGTTTGCTTCGCGGCTGCGCTGGTCAATCGTCGTGGTCGCTCGGTTCCGAACATCTGGTTGCTGCATCTCGGACGAGGTTGCCGTGGCGTACGTGGCTATGTGAACTCAGGTCGACTGGGACTTCCGATTGCGAAGTTCAAAGAGACATTCGTCAAGGACACTATCTGCGCGTCTCTTCCCGGTGCTGTGATGGTGCGTGTCACTCCGATTGATGCAGGACGAGGCTGGGTGGAAATCCTTTGGGAAGACCCGCTTGCCGAGATCGTGACTCCTGCGGTTCTGAGTGATGGTCAGTCACTGCGTGGATCGCGCATCCCGTTTGGCATCGACGAGGATCGGACGGTCGTCGGCATCTACCCAGAACGCTCACTGCTGATCGGTGGTGAATCGGGGTCGGGCAAGTCGGGTGTGGTGTGGTCCCTGCTTCGAGGGATGCAAGAGGTCGGGACTCCGCACGAGCTGCACGTCATCGATCCCAAGGGCGGAATCGAGATGGGAGAACTGGCCGGCTACCAACACACCGTGAACTACGTCAGTGATTCGACTGGTGCTGGTCGACTCGTTCGTCGAGTTGCTGAGGACATGTTCAAGCGGATGAAGACAATGCCAGGCCGGAAGGTCAAGATCAGTCCGGAGACGCCACTCAACGTCCTGATTATCGACGAGCTCCTGCTTGTCGGGACCGTACTGGCGGAAGGCATTGACGGTCCGCTAGGGCAGCTTCTGACTCAGGGTCGGGCATCGGGATATGTCGTGTGGGCATGTTCGCAACTTGGACAGAAGAGCGTCATTGGAGAACTCCGAGACGTGTTCGTCCAGCGAGTTTGTATGGCGGTTAGAAGTAGCGCGCTGACAAACGCCGTCCTGGGAGATGGTGCGGAACAGGATGGTGCGCTCTGCTCTGCGATTCCGCAAGACATGCCAGGTATTGGCTACGTATATGTGGAAGGCCAGTTGGGCTACCGGCGATTCCGTTCCGTTTATGTGTCGGACGAGGAGATTGCGGCCATCGTGGGGGATTCCTCGGATTGGACTCCACCTCGCCGTGTGGCCTCCCCACGATCTGCGGAAAAGGCTAGAATGGACAAGGTACGTATTCGTGCAAGAAGTCCAAGGGCTATTGCCGAAATGAATTCTCGTGATGAGAACGACGGCAGTGCGTGCGGCAGTGAGCACGTGCCAAGCAACAAGAACGAGCACTAGACAGCTCTCGCCGTGATGGCGAGTTCGCGTGACACTAGGGGTGTAACAAATGGGTGCTGTTCCTCAGTCCCACGCCAATCCAGTTCAAGCTAATGAACAGGCTTTGGAATGCTTGAAGCTTCGCCGTGATGGTTTGACGCTTCGGGAAATTGGCAAGATTGTTGGTGTTAGTCACGTAACGGTTGATAGATGGATTAAGGCTGCGCTTAAGGAGACAATCACTCCGGCCGCTGATGAGGTTAGGACGCTCGAAATTGAGCGAATGGATTACTACATTTCTCGGCTAACTGCACAGATCGAGCGTGGCAACCAGGTAGCACGGAACGTAGAGGTTGCCATGAAGGTCGCTGAGCGGCGCGCTCGTCTCTTGGGTCTCGACGCACCACAAGAAATCGACGCGACCGTCCATGAGGTCACACAGGCTGACCTGGCACTTCAAGAACTCCTTCGGGAAGCGAAGGCCAAGAGTGCAGCTCAAGAGGAACAACTCAGGAAGGTGGCCGATGGATGATCTGCATCGATTGCCAGAGATTGAGTTGTGAGGCTGTGAGTAGCGCAATGTTCGGCTGCGAATGCTGCGCTACTCACGACATCGCCATTCTCGTGGGGGAGTGGAGTATTGAGCCTCTGCCCACCGCTGAGCCGATAACACTGTTTATGACAGGTGAGCAATGACGACCGTGATGGAAGTCGAGTTTGATTGGCGCGAATACCTCGCGCAGTTCGATGAGCGCTTGCTCTTGGACCCAGAGGGAAGGCGCGTTCTGACGCGCCTAGATCCGCTTCTCTTTGCCATTGTGTACTTCCGTTCGGCTTTGTCTTCGAAAGAGACGGGCGACGAGATTTCCTTCTCTCAGTTCCACTTGGATCTGTGCGAACGAGCTAAGCAATGGGCAAGACAGGATCTTGGATTCGGAGAACTCCGAGAGGCTTGGGTGGCTCCACGTGGCTCGGGGAAGTCAACGTGGCTATTCAAGATCCTCCCTACTTGGGCACTTGCTCATGGGCACAGACGTTATGTCGCCGCATTTGCCGATAGTGCTTATCAAGCTCAGCAGCACTTGTCTTCGTTGAAGCGAGAGTTCGATTGGCAAGTCAATCAGTACCTCTATCGAGACTATCCAGAACTGTGCAAGCCCATGACTCGTCGTGGTCAGAATGTCTCGGATAACCAGTCGCTGTACATTGCTAAGTCAGGTGCGGTGTTCAGCGCCAAGGGTATTGACTCATCGATCCTTGGTGCGAACATTGCGAATCAACGTCCTGACCTTATCCTGTTTGATGACGTTGAACCTGATGCATCGAACTACTCGCTGTACCAAAAAGAGAAGCGACTCCTGACGATCACACAAGCTGTGTTCAACATGAATCCGAACGCAGTCGTCGAGTTCGCCGGTACAACCACGATGCACGGATCAGTCATGCATGATCTTGTCCGCTCGGTTGTCGATCCAGAAGAGGGAGTCGCTGATTGGGTTCGAGACGAGAACGTAGAGACTCACTACTACCCGGCGATCATCGGAGATGCGGACGGTAGAGAGCGTTCTCTGTGGCCTCAGCGTTGGTCCATGGAAGACCTTGAGCGCATCCGTCACACCAGGGCATTCCGTATGGACTACATGAACCTTCCTGCTGGTACTGACGGTGGCTTCTGGACTCCGTCTGACTTCCGCTATGACGAACTGACGAGCGTCACCCGTCGCATCCTCTCGGTAGATCCAGCGGTCACTACGAAGGCAGGAAGCGACTTCACCGGCCTAGCAATCGTTGGCTATGACCCGATGGTTGGTGAGTGTGTGGTCGAGATGGCTCAAGGTGTGAAGCTGGGGCCGGCTGAACTCCGGGAGCGCATCCTCACAATTCTTGAGGCAAACCCCACCATCAAGGCAGTCCTGATTGAGACAAACCAAGGTGGGGACACTTGGGCCTCTGTGCTTTCTCCACTGCCAGTGAAGATCCTGCCTATCCATCAGCATGAGCCAAAGCCGATCCGCGTTGCTCGGGTGCTGGACTACTACCAGAGTGGTTGGGTAAGTCATGCCGAGAGACTGGCAGCGTTTGAAGAACAGGCAATGGCATACCCGCACGTGACGAACGATGACATCTTGGATGCCGTCTGCTCAGGTGTTCACTTCTTCCTCAAGGATCGGAAGAAGACATTCGGTGCTCGTCGCAGACCTTCTACACAGTCCTACATCTAAGGCCACTATCTTTGATCTAGCAGTTGGACTTACCATGCGGGATGGTTTCGCGGGAGAGACGAGACCTCCTGCTTGGCGCACTGGTTGGCGGGAGTGTCGTTGCGGCACTGATAGCGGGCGTCTTCGGCCTTTTGGCGATCGGCCAGCAAGGTCAGCAAGCCACAGCTGGGTTCTTAAGGGAGGAACGGAGGGTTGCGTACGCGGCAGTCTTATCGGAGTACCAGGACTTCTATATGAGCGCGAACAAAGCCTTCGCGTATGCATCAGCTGTTGATAATGGGGAGAGGCCCCTCGTAGTTGACGAATTTGACGAACTGGCAACGAAGGTTGCGTCTGAACTAGATGAGAGCAGTGCAGCTGTTGTAACTGTACGGCTTATCGGATCGGAGCGTGCAGCGGAGCTATCGTCCGCGCTTCTCTTCGAGATGGACTTCGTCGGACGATTCGTTGATACAACTAATACGCAGCTTCATCGCGTCTCTCCAGAAGTGGAACCCAAAGCCGCTATCGCGGCCCTAACCGGAAGTTTTCCACCGATCGACCTTCAAGACGATGTTCAGCATTTCTTGGAGCAAGCCCGAGAAGACCTGGGTGCGAAGTAGGATAATTCACCTAGAAATCGGATAGTCAGAATTCGCAATGCGGCCCGAGAGGTGCGCGGGTGCCATGCGACGAGCTATTCTTGTGGCATGGTGTCCGATCTCCTCCGTGCCGTTCGTGAAATCCGCGAACATGTTGCGGAATACAAGCTCGCGGAGGATTACTACTTCGGTAGGGTCGGTGAGCTGTTCACTTCTGATAGTGCTGTAGCGCGCCGACTTGCTCAAGCGAGTAATGGCTTCCGTGTGAATCTTGCTCGAAGGCCAGTAGACGCTGTCCTGGATCGAATGAAGATTACTTCGTTGACGGTGCCAGGCGATGATGCAGCAGGCGAGATCCTGGATGAAGTCGTCTGGAATCGCAACAAGCTTGACCGATACGAGAAGGTCACTCATCGCGCCGGGCTGATGTACGGGGACGCCTACCAGATCGTGTGGCATGGTGAGGATGAGGGCTCGGTAGACGTCTTCTACAACTCGCCAATTACTACACGGGTGTTCTACGACGAAGAGAATCCACGTCGGAAGCAGTTCGCCGCCAAGGTGTGGGAGGACGGCGCGAAGCTGCGAGTCAATCTGTACTACGCAAACCGCATTGAGAAGTACATCTCGAAGCGCGACGGCGTCTACGACTCTGATGCGGATTTCATGGAGTACGTGGCGAGTGACACCGAAGAGTGGCCGATCCCGAATCCTTACGGTGAAGTACCAGTCTTCCACTTCCGTACCGATGAGCCGTACGGGCGGCCGGAACACGCAGATGCATTCGGACCTCAGAACGCCATCACCAAGCTCATCGTGACGCAGATGGCGACTACGGACTTCCAGGGCTTCCCGCAACGCTACGTCCTGATGAACAACGGCACCGATGACCTAGTCGACTGGGCCGATGACGATACGGCTGAGCCTGGCCGCGATTCGGATCTTGAGAGTGGTCCCGGCAAAATCTGGAAGCTTCCTGGCGCATCCGCCGTGGGTGAGCTGCAACCAGCCAACCCAGACAACTTCCTCAAGCCTGTCGGTGTCTACACCCGACTCATGGCATCAGCTACAGCTACTCCACTTCGCTTCTTCGACCCTCAAGGCCAGATCCCATCAGGCGAAGCACTCCGCGCGGACGAAGCACCACTTTCAGAGAAGATCACTGACAGGCAGCAATGGTTTAGTTCTGATTGGAACGACACTCTGACTTTCGCCATGAAGGTGGCTGGTCACGAAGTCGAGGCCGTGGAAGTCGTGTGGCGTCCAGTGAAGGTTGTTGACGACCTCACTGGCTGGCAAACCGTGCAGGCAAAGCAAGCCGCAGGGGTGCCACTTCGTCAGTCTCTTATGGAGGCCGGCTACCCACAGAGCCAAGTCGATAGCTGGATTGCTGAGAGTGAATCTCAGCCAACTAATGCAACAAGGAGTGTGCCGTGATGGCCCCCACGATCGAGCAGGACGAGCGAGAGGACGTCGAGGGCCAGGAGGCCGAGGACGTCACGACGGACGCACAGGACGGCGCTGAGGGCCAGGACGAGCCCGCGCTGAGGGAAGACGGCAAGCCCGTCACGGCGGCCGACTGGGCAGCTCTCCGTGAAGCCCTGACCAAAGCTCGCAAGGATGCACGCACGGCGAAGCGGACCGCCAAGGGTGGTTCGGGCACGGCGACTGGTGGAGCTGGCTCCGAAGAGGGAGCGCCCAACGTCGATGAGATCCGCCGTGAGAGCGAGACTGCTGCTGAGGCCAAGTGGAAGCCAACTGTCGTCCGCACTGCGGCTCGTGCTGCGTTCGCTGAGGCCGGTCTCGTCTCTGGCAAGAGCGGAGATGCCGCGATGAAGAGGGCCATTCGACTTCTGGATCTCGCGGATCTTGATGTTGATGAGGATGGCAACGTCGAAGGTCTCGAAGAGCAGATTGACGAGATCAAGGCCGACTTCCCTGAGCTGTTCGCTGCTCGACGCAACGGGAGGCCGGGTGGTGGCGTTGATGGTGCTGACAAGAGCGATCGGGCAAGCAACAAGGTGAAGAGTTCTGCCCAGACCATCACCGATCAACTGTTCGGCAAGCGGTAGCTACTAGGAAATAGAAGAAGACCCGCCGTTCTCATACCGAGTTCGGCGGGTCTTCTCTTTGCGCGGTTAAGAGCGTTTCGAACTCGGCCCCCATCCCCGCAACGGACGACGGGGGGAAGGTCGAGATGCCGAGAAGCGATGGCGGAGCCACAGAGGCCGCCAACGACGATGCGGCACTGTGCAAGTCGGTTGTGGACGGCGCCGGAGGTACCGCACCGGTCTACCGACCCTCCATCCTGTCTCGCCACCGGTTGTACTCAGCGCGGTTGTACTCGTACCTCGCCATGGCCTCTGCGTACTCGCGTTGGCGCTTGCGGTTGAGCCGGCTGGTGTTCGCACTCGCGATGAGCCAGAGCGGTGCCCAGAGTCCGAACGTCAGGAGCGTGGCGATGAAGTGCGCGCCGTGGCTGATGTTGCGGAGCACGGGCATCGGCGGAGGGATGGGCGGCTGCGGAGGTTGCTGCGGTGGGTAGGTCATCGCACAGGGCCTCTCGGTTCGTCGCACCCACGGCCGTCACAGAGCGCCCTGAGATGGCCTGTGCGGGCTTCGTCCTGCTGGGTGAGGTACTGGACGGCCACGTCGTAGACCGTCCCCAGCGGCTCTTCGAGGGGCTGCGAGCCCAGAGCCAGCAGGACCACCGCCAGGGCACGCCGCTGCTCCTCCGTGAGGTGCTTGGCGTTCAGGACTCGACGAGCTGCCTGCACGTCCCGAGAGGTCATGTCGGACACCTGCACGAGGTCAGGACTGTGGCGACGAGCAAGGCGACTGTGATCAGGGCAAGCACCACCAGGACGACAACCGTGATCCGTAGCGCGCTGATGTGCTGCCGTGCAGGCTCCGCCAGGGGGTACGGGTATGTAGGTGGCCTCCCGTGGCCGTGTCCACGTCGTCTGCCTCGCCTGTGCTTGACCAGGTTCATCATGCCGTGTTCCTTTCCAAGACTGGAAAGGCCATCGTGGCCTAGCTTGCCAACTGTGGCAAGGGACTCGGATGACTCAGCTGCGTTGGCGAACCTCGCGCGGCTACTGGCTGAGGATTTGTCGAGTCTGAACGAAGATGACCTAGTCGTTGGCGCCCAGCAGGCCGAACAGATCCGTGACCGTGCACCGGAATACAGTGGAAAACTGCTGGCTGAATTGCACCGTCGTGGTCATTCCTGGCCGCAGATTGCGCGAATTACAGGTATTAGTCAGTCGACGGCTTTTCGCCGCGCCGACCCCTACTTGTGACCTCTCGCTAAGTAGTGTGGGGGCAGCGCGTTGCCGTACAATCAGTGGTATCGGTGGCTGGTGCCGTGATGGTGCCGCTCAAATAGCCACATAGCAGTTCGCCCTTCGGGACCGTGATGGGAACAGGGCAACCCATCCGATTGCAGTTCCCGACAAAGGGGTTTGAACGAAATGGGTCGTCAGAACTTTGATGCCTGGGTGCCGGAAGAGTATGGCGGCGCCGTTGTCACGAAGATCCAGGCTACTTCTGCCGTTGAGGCTTTCGCGCGGCATGAGCCTATGGGTACCGACACCAAGCACGTTCCCCGCTCTGGCGGTGTGACTTTCGTTGGTGCAGTCGGTAAGGGTGTTGCCTACACCGAGGACGGAAGCACCAACGACGAAGTTCTCCTGACTGCTCGGAAGTTCGGTGTCGTCGTTCGAATTGCGGACGAGGACATCAAGGACAGCACTCAGGCTGTCAATATCATCCAGACGAAGCAGCTCGACTGGGCGCGGTCCCACTCGGTTGGTTTCGATCACGCTTGCCTCGGTACGACCGCTGTTGCGAACGGCACTACCATTCCGTTCAACTCGGTCTACTACGCGCTCACGCAAGCCAACTCCGCCACGGGCTACTCGGCGAATGCCAACATCGTGACGTCGGGTGTTGGTGCTGAGGTCTCGTACACGAACCTTTCCAACGTTGTCGGTCTGGTTGAGGACTCGAACTTCTGGCAGGACGGCGAGATGGTGGTTATTGCCCACCCGTCTTACCGGAAGATCCTTCGTGGGGTTCTGGACTCCAGCAACCGGCCGATCTTCAACGAGTCGAGCAACGGCACTGCTGGTGGTGGCCAGGGTACGTCCGCTGACACCCTCTTTGGTCTCCCGGTTTCGTGGTCCCGTGGTGCTAAGAAGCACGCTACTGCGACTGACGCTCCGACTGGTTTCCCACTGCTGATTGTCGGCAACCGCCAGTTCATGGTTGTCGGTGACCGTTCCGGCCCTGAGTACATGCTTGCTGGTGCCGACACTGGTGCTGCGTTCCTTACTGACGAAGTCCTTCTCAAGACGCGCATCCGGCGCGGCTTCGCTGTCGGGAACGAGAACGCCTTCGCAGTTCTCGAAGACAACCCTGCTGCCTCCTAAGTGATGCCCGGTCCGATGTGGGTCTAACGATCTGCATCGGACCGGGTGCGAGCCAGCTATCCACCCAAGGGAGGTCTAAGAGAGATGCCAGAAGCCAAGAAGCAGCCAGCAGTTCCATCACAAGTGGAACGGCAGACGCCTGCATCGCAGACGGTTCGGGAATCAGAAGCACCAGTATTCCGGCGTGAGTTCACGATTCCTGCTCGCGCTGAGGTGACGGACTGCTCCAACGCTGTGGAGCTCGAAGCAATCCAGCTTGGCCATCGGCCCGTCGGTAAGGCGAAGGTCGAGTCAACTAAGGAATCCGCAGACGGCAAGTACAAGGTCGTCACTTGGGCTGTTCAGGTTCAGGGCAGGAAGTGACCTGAGATGGCTAACTGGGCAACGACTGCGGACGTCATGACCTATACGGGCGTGGCCGTGGTCGAGCAGGACGTTACTGAGGCTCAGGGAGTCATCGACGTTTACGCAGGGGTCACCGAGGAAGCTCGTTCGAACCTCAAGTCCAGAGACATTCGCCTTCTCAAGCAGGCCGTGTGTTATCAGGCTGCATGGGCAGCCGGCCAACAAGATGTCTTTAGTCGAGTTGACGTCTCGAACGTCAACCAAGACGGAATGCAGTTCACGGTTACAGAGCCAGACGCAATGATCATTGCTCCTCTTGCAAAGCGTTGTCTGGATCGCCTGACGTGGAGGAAGTCCCGCTCGGTAAACGTGCGGTCGACCGACTCTCTGGGCAACAGGGCAACGGAGGGCGACTTCCTGACTGACGGTGGCTACTTCGAGAACCTCGGTTGGAGGCGAATGTAGTCATGACGGCTTTCATCGCCTCCAACCGGGTCAGCATTTACCGGGGCACGTCTGTAGATGCCTACGACGATGAGATTGATGACAACTCACTCCCGGTACATGGACTGACAGGGCTTCCGGTCTCCATCTCTGAGGATCGTCAACGCAAATTCCGACCAGCAGAGCAACGCGGAACGCTGGTCGAGCAATACACAATCCGTTTTCGGCCTGGCGTCGCTGTTTATGAGAGCGACCGCGTCATTGACGATGACGACTTCACCATTTACCAGGTTACTGACGTTTCGAATCCCAAGACGATGGTCGGACTTGCCGACGTTCGAGTTTCGGCTTTCCGCGTAGGGAACCTTTCTCGGCCCGTAAACGGCTGAGCCAAACGTAACAGCAGTACTGATCGCCAACGTAAAGGAGGCGACGAGGGTGTCTCGCGTTCGCGTGAACTTGGACAAGAACGGAATCGCGGCTCTTGAAGCCGAAGTTCTGCGATTCCGGAATGAAGTCCTCGAAGAGATTGCCGCTGATGCGCGTCGCTACGCGCCGGTTGATACCGGTCAGCTCGTCGCCTCAATCGAAGTCGACAGGGCTCAGGGCCGAGTCGTTGCCGGTGCCGATCACGCCACGTATGTGGAGCTGGGCACTCGGCATATGCAGCCACAGCCGTTCCTGCGTCCAGCGCTCTATCAGAAGCGCGGCAGGGGTGGTGAGTAGCCATGCCTGCTCCTCCATCTACAGAGCTTGTGGCTATCGCCTGGCTCAAGACTCTTCCCGGCATCCCAACCACGAGCGTTGCGACAACGCTCCCCGGGGATTCGTCGACCTGGTCGGAACTTGGCTTCGTCCAAGTAAGCGTGGTGGGTGGGTCTCCCGAGATTCACAACCCACGACGGTCCCCAGTCGTTCAAATCGACTGCTGGGCCTGCAACCCCAACTCGGAAAAGACTCCGTGGGGTAAGGCGGGCGTACTCGTAGAGACGATCGTCAACGCCACATATCTGCTGGAACTCTCCAACGTCACGGTCTCGCTGACTCCTGCGGACACGTACGACCGGGCGCGAGTTCTATCCGCATATCCACTGACTGAGCCACGTCGCGTTCCTGGTGACGAGGCCGGTTTCGCGCGTCTGCAATTCGATATGGCCCTTAGCTGGGTCGTAAAGGTGGGTGAGTAATGCCGAACAAGAGGTATAAGACGACCTTCGGCTTTGAGATTGAGGTCTCTGAGCGAGAAGCAAAGAACCTTCGGCGTCAGGGCGTTCTCGTCGAGGACTCCGAAGAAGAACAGCGGACATCACGTACCGATGTCCCAAAGCCGGGTGAGAAGTAATGCCTAGGACCGCTATAACTCTGACTGCCATCACGCTCGACGGGATTTCCCCTTCGGCAACGGATGGCGCAGCTGGCGATGTCGTGAACGGAAATGTCGTCGTGAACAACAACGGCCGGAACATCTTCGTGGCTGTAGCCAATACCAGTGCCGATACCGAATACGACGTGACGTTTGTGACGCCGGGGACTGTCGGGAGTGACGCACTTCCTATCGGCGACAAGATCGAGACGATTGCGTTCGGCGTGAAGAAGTGGTTCGGCCCATTCCCAGTATCAATCTTTGGCAATTCGATTCAGATCGATGTTGAACACGCTGCCCTAAAGCTCCAGGCGTTCAGCCTGGTCGCTCCGTAGTAGCAAATAAGGGGAAATCGAAATGGCTGGTATGACCACCAACCTGATTCAGGGGCCGGCAACGGTTTATCGAGGCGCTTTCGGTGCCACGGAGCCTGCCGACACGACTACTGCGCTCGACGCGGTGCCTGACTCTGGTGCTTGGACCGATGTGGGTTTCACGAAGGACGGCGTGAACCTCACAATCGAGCAAGAGTACGAAGAGATGGACGTCGACCAGATCGTTGACGTTCCCGAATCCCGTCTCGTCAAGCGCCGGGTGACTGTCGAACTCTCGCTTGCTGAGGGCACGCTCGACAATCTGGAATTTTCACTTAACGGCGGCACTGTTAGCGACGCCACGGGTTACAAGACTTTTGAACCCGCGGATGCCAACAGCGCAACCCAGCCCAACTACTCCGCGGTCATTATCGACGGATATGGGCCAGACGGTGAGCGTCGCCGGATCATCCTGCGAAAGGTCCTGAGCGTCGACAACGTCGAATTCGCTTACAAGAAGGACGAGCAGAGCGTCTTCAAGTGCACGCTGGCGACTCACTACGTCTCTAGCTCGATTGCGTCTTACAAGATCCAAGAGCGCGAGGCGGCGTAATGAGTGAGAACTACACGCCCGTCACCATTGAGCGGCAGGCTAATCAAGAAGACCCCAAGATGATGGATCTCTTCTTCATCGACGGCAAGGTCTACCAGATTCCTGCCAAGCCCAAGGTGAACGTCGCGCTCAAATACCTGTGGGAAGCCAAGACGATTGGTGAGCTGCCTGCCGCGACGAATCTCCTGGTGGCGCTCATCGGTGAAGAGGGCTTCAAGGCGCTTACGGAATACGAGGACCTGACTCCCGACCAGTTCAACTCGATTCTCTCGGGTGCCACGAAGCTGACTCTCGGGGCTCTCAATCAGAGCCTGGGAAACTCCGAGAGCGGGCCAGGCAAGTGATGTGGGTCCTCGATCATCTCAAGGATTTGGAGAGTGACTTCTCCGTCCTCCACAGGGTCGAGGACGTCTACAGCCTGGACGGGCCGCGTTTCTTTGAGTTCGCAGAGCGAATCTTCGCATACCCCGGAGTCATGCGGGCACGGGTCGAAGCGGAATCGACCGGCTCAGGAACCCGAATCAAGAACGGCACACGAGTCGCAAAGACAACTCGTGAGTTGCAGTCATTCGCTCCCGGAGCAGGAGAAAGGGTGGTGATCCGCTGATGGGCGCCGGATTTAAGATCGCAGATGCATTCGTCGATGTATCGGCGGATACCACCAAGATGACGGCAGGCATCTCGGGTGTGGCCGCTCTGGCTTCGGCGGCTGTAGCTCCTCTTGTAGGTGGTGCTCTTGCTGCCGTTCCACTGATGTTCGCCGGTATCGGCATCGCTGCCGCCGCTCAGAACGAGACTGTGAAGGCAAGCTTCACCGGTCTCAAGGATCACGTCGTCGCCGAGACGCAAAAGCTGGCCGCTCCCATCGTTCCCGTTTTGAACGGTGTAGCTACTCAGATCCGAGGCACGTTCGATCAGATCGCACCAGCAATCGGGCAAGCGTTCAGTGCGTCTGCTCCATACATCGCGACCCTGACGACTGCTCTTCTGATGCTGGTCACCAATGTGATGCCGGGGCTGCTGAGCGTGACGCAAGCGGCTGCACCGGTTGTCAACGCATTCGGCGTTGGGATCGGGCAACTCGGTACCGGGATCAGCGGCTTCCTCACGAACATGTCTTCGGGCATGGGGGGAGCAGCTACTGGCGTCAGTGCGTTGCTAGGCGGAATCAGTTCACTGCTACCAGTTGCGGGGACACTTCTCGGGACGATGGCTCAGTTCGGTGGGCCACTTCTTGCAGCCATCATGCCTTTGCTCGTTCAACTGGCAACCACGATTGGCGGGATGCTCGGCACTGCGATCCAGACGATCGCACCGATCATGACGCAGTTCGTCACGATGCTGTCGGGCACTCTGGCTCCGATTCTGCCTGTCATCGCAACTGCCTTTACCTCAGTGATGACCGCGCTTGGACCACTTCTTCAAGCCCTCGTCGGAGTTCTTACCCCCGTCATTCAGGCGCTGGCTCCGATCTTGGGCCAGGTCGCCACGGTTCTTGGCGGGGCGCTGGCGGCTGCGTTTGCTGCTATCACTCCGCTGATCACCATGATGGCGCCGATCATCACTCAGATTGCCAGTCAGCTTGGCGCGATTCTGCTTCAAGCCGTTCAAGCTCTCGCGCCACTACTTCCCGTACTGGCCACGGCCTTTATGTCAATCGTGGCTGCGGTCCTTCCGCTCATTCCACCAATTCTGCAACTTGCTAGTGCCATCCTCCCCCTCATCGCCCAAGCGATTCAGAGCATCGTGATCCCGGCGATCAACTTCCTGATCCCCATCATCACTGGCCTGATCACGGTCATCGTTTCGATTCTGACCACCGTGGCCAACGTTGTGACTGGCGTCATTAACTTCTTCACGAACTTGAAGAGCAACGTCACGAGCATCATGAACGGCATCAAGACGTTCTTCTCTGATACCTGGAACAACATCAAGCAGATCGTCACCGACGTAGTGAATGGCATCAAGAACTTCTTCGCGACGTCGTGGGAGAACATCAAGACCACGGTCACTAACGTCTTCAACGGCATCAAGAACTTCTTTCAGACCGTCTGGGACAGCATTAAGGGCTTCGTGCAGGGAGCGGTCGATAAGATCAAGGGCATCCTGAACTGGTTCAGTGAACTTCCCGGGAAGTTCATTGGCTGGATCGGGGCGGCCAAGGATGCGGTTGTCAACAAGTTCACTGAGGTAGTTAGCTGGCTGTCCGGCTTGCCTGGCCGCATCATGAGTGCGATTGGCAATCTCGGCTCGCTGCTGGTGAATGCTGGCAAGGACATCGTTACCGGCCTGTGGAACGGCATTGTCTCCATGGGTAGTTGGCTGCTGGGCAAGATCAGTGGCTGGATCAAGAGCGTTGTTCCCGGACCGATTCTGAGCTTCCTCGGGATCGCGTCTCCGTCGAAGTGGATGCGCGACGAAGTCGGCAAGATGATCCCGGCTGGCATGGCTGCGGGCATCGATGCGGCCTCTGGGCTCGCCACAGGCGCGGCGGGGCAGCTCGCGGAGGAGGTTGCCAGCGCGTCGGCATCGGCCGCTGGGCTCGTTCCTACAGGGCTACTCGGTGGTGCCATGGCACCGACCAGCAGGGCAGACCAGCCGCGCGGTAGCCGGTCGCTTGAGCGCCTGCTGAGCGAAACCCTCACGGCACTGGGTCAGCGGATGCAGGAAGTCAACGTGCATGTCACCCAGACTTCCGGGTCGCCTGCTGAAACCGGCCGATTCGTCGCCCTGGCTATGAGGACGGTGGGATGACATGGCTCTTGAGGATTTGACCTTCTCATATCGAGGGCTTGTCTTCGGACAGGCTCAAGACATCATGGTCAATCGCGTGGAGGGACTAGAGGGTTTCGAGGTCCGTAGTTCGGACTCCGAGCAGCCACGGGGCGATGGAAGTATTCGTGGTCTCGACTATGTGGGAGCACGGACCATCGCGTTTGAGTTGGTCAACTACGAGACCACGATGAATGGTGGCCAGGACTACGAAGCGAACTGGGCAGCCGTACGTTCGACATTCCAGCCTTCTCGGGAAGATGACTTCCCGCTGACGTTCAAACGGCCTGGACAGCCAGAGCGATTCATCCGTTGCCGGCCAGTGCAACTCACTCGGGTGGAGAAGTATCTCGACTTCAACATCAGGGGATATCCGCCTGTTGTGCTGCGTGCGGTTGATCCTCGGATCTACAGCACGACTGAGCGGGCTGGCAACGTGCCTGTCTATGCCACGTCCGCTGGCGGCATGGACTTCCCGATCGCTGAGTTCCCGGTTGACTTCACCGGCGGGACGCAGAGTGAGTTGGTGGTTCAGAACGATGGTGCTGCGGACGCATACCCACTGATTCGGGTGTTCGGACCTGTGACGGGTACGTGTACCGGCTTCACGCTTACGAACTCCACGACAGGCCAGGAGATCACAGTCACCACAACGATTGGCGCGGGGCAGATCCTCACCGCGGACATGGACGCTGCTGTCACTGGATCTCCAAGACTCGTGATCAGTCTGAGTGGTTCGAGTCGGTACGGCGATTGGCAGCTTCCACGAAAAGCGTTCTATCTAGCGCCCGGCTCGAACACTCTGCGGTTCGAGGTGGCGGGTAGTTCGACTGATGTTGTTTGCAACTTGACCTGGCGTGACACGTGGCTCGACTAGTCGGCCGCCTACAACCATGAAAGGAGATGAACTCTAGTGCCAACTACGAGCTACACGAACTCGACGTTCTCAGTGAACGTCGTTGGTTCCCGTACCGACTCGGCAGGTGTCTCTGTAAGCGACTTCTCTGCTGAGGAAGCGCGCTTCCCTGCTGAGATTCTGACTGAGGGGTACCTCAAGCCGGCCACTGCATTCAAGGTCCAGCCGCAAGCTGTTCCCAACATGAGTGTCAAGGTGGGGTCCGCGACCGCCAAGGCTGACTTCTACGTGGTGGCTGGTGATGTTCAGGGCCAGGGCAATTACATTGTTCGACTCGATGTCACGTCGCAGAACGTCACGATTGATGCCTCTGACGCAAGCCAGGCCAGGACCGATGAAATTTACCTCGTCGTTCGCGACAACGCCTACGACGTGTCTAGCCGTGTGCTCCCACAGATTGGTTATCGGAAGGGCGACCTTGGCGGTGCAAACCCAGGCCCTGATACGCAATGGGAGGCTTGGGTTCTGCTCGCTCGCGTTGCTGTGGGTGCCGCTGCTACGACCATCACGAGCGCCAACATCACGGACGTGCGTATCGCCTCTGCATTACAGGGCGGTCTTGCTACTACCGACCATGGAACTCTAAGTGGCCTTGCTGATGACGACCACACGCAATACCACAATGACACTCGTGGAGACGCCAGATACATTCGCCCGACGATAGTCGACGCAAAAGGCGATCTTATTGCCGGGACGGCCGCTGACACTATCGCCCGAGTCGGTATTGGCAGTAATGGGCAGGTTCTTAGTGTCGACTCGACGCAGACGGCGGGAGTGCGCTGGTCCTCTGTATTCGCATCGGCTGTGGTGACCCTGACAGATGGTGCCACTGTTGCACTCGATGCCTCTCTCGGAGAGTACTTCCGGCTCTCGGCTAGTGGGGATCGTACCCTTGCAGCACCCACGAATCCCAAGGACGGACAGGGCATCACAATTGAGCACCTCGCTTCCGGTGCTGCAAGGACACTGGCGCTAAACGTAGGCACTGGCGGGTTCCTGCTCGGGACCACCATCACCGCACTGACGCAGACGGAGTTAGGGAAGCGGGATTTTATCCGCGCCATCTACAACAGCACCCTGAACAAGTGGTTGGTCGTCGGCTACTCGAAGGGGTTCTGAGCCGTGCCTACTGCTGAGACCTTCAACTCAAGTACCACGTGGGTTTGCCCCGGCGGAGTTACGTCCGTCGCCGTCGAGTGCTGGGGCGGTGGAGGCGGAGGCCGTGGTGGTCCTTCAAGCGGTGGCAACGGCGCCGGTGACGGCGGAGGCGGGGGTGCGTACGCCAGCTCCATTGTTGCCGTTACTCCAGGGACCGCGTACGCCATCGTGGTTGGTTCCGGTGGAACTGGAGGCCCAGCGCTGGGTGGTTCTTCGGGATTTGGCACAAACGGAGGTGACACCACGTTCGCCAGCACCGTTGTCGTAGCGGCTGGCGGTAAGTCGGACTTGTCGTTCCCCACCGGTGGCCAAGCTTCAGCCAGTACGGGAACCGTGAAGTTTTCGGGCGGCAACGGAGGAGGCAGGATGACTGAAACCTCCCCATTGCGCGGATCGGGTGGCGGCGGTGGCGGGTCGGCGTTCACGAACACGAACGGCGGCGACGGTTCCCAGGCTGCTACAGGTGGTGGGCAGGCCACCGGCGGGTCAGGCACAGGCGCCGGTGGAAATGGGCGCGGGTACTCCGGAACCACCCCACTTTCGGGCCTCCCTGGTGTTGCTCCTGGCGGCGGAGGCGGTTCGGCGGGCTCTTACAACCTCGCGTTCGCGGTGGGTGGCGCAGGCGCTGCTGGCCGGGTCGTCCTCGCCTACACCCCCGTCGACACGGGCGGGTTCTTCTTCTGATGGCCGACTTCGAGACCGTCCTCGTCGCCCGGGTCCCCGCGTCGTCAGGCCCGCCGACGCTCGTCGAGGTGGACCGACTGGTGTTCGACCAGTTGTCCTACACCGACGAGCTGAACCGGCCTGGTAGTGCCACTCTGGGTTGCCCGATTAGTTCACTCAGTGACCCCGTCAAGGAACGCCTGTCGAACCTCGCTACCTTCCCTTGCGAAGTGTGGGTGTACCGGAATTCTGGGATCGCATGGGCTGGTGAGATTCAGACACTCTCGGTCGAAGACCAAACTGTGAAGCTGAACTGCACGGGGCTACTTGGATACACCTGGCGGATGGGCGTCACTACTGACCTGACGTTCAACGACACCGACCAATTTACGATTGCCGCATCTCTGGTCGATCACTGGCAGGATCTCGCGTATGGGAACTACGGGATCGATACCAGCGCTGTAATGACGAGTGGCGTTCTGCGGGATCGTGTGTATCTCAGGGACGAGTTGCACAACATCGGCCAACGCCTTCAGGAGCTGGGCGCCGTCATCAACGGCTTTGACATGCACGTTGATCCGACCACTCGTCAACTCGTCTTGTCATATCCGCAACGCGGCATCGATCTTACCCAGAGTGTGTTCTTAGATCGACTCAACATCGACTCAGCTTCCGTCGCCCTCTCTGTTGCGCCTGACGACCTGGTCTCGGACGTAGCTGGTACTGGAACCGTCGAGGACTCAGCGGGCTCGAACACGAAGCTCTACACGATGCGGGAGAACGCCACGGTTCGAGCCCAGTACGGCCGTTCGTGGGCCGGTGTGAACTTCGATGGAGTCTCGAACTCGACCACTCTGGAAGGTCACACAGACGCCTACAAGGACGTTCGTGATGACGAGATGTTCCAACCTGGTGTCACTTTGATTCCACGAGAGGGATCGGATGCGGGGGACTTCGGCCCTGGCGACACGGTGTCGTATTCATATGACGCTGGCATCGGAGTTCAGAGCGGTACATATCGCGTGGCGAAGGTGACGGTCGATATCGACCGGGACGGCAAGCAACGGCTAGGCGTGGAGTTCACCTGATGGCTACCGATCCGCGTAGATTCGACCGCATCGAGCGAGTTGTTCGAGACGAACGTCGAAAGCTCGACGACATCAAGAGCACGGTCCTGAGCCGGCTGGCTTCCCACACTCACTCAGGAGTAGGGATTGAGCTTGCGGGTGCGGTGGACAACTATAGCGGACTGGCGGCGATCGCTTCGGGCCTTGGACCTAGCGATGCTGGAAAGGCGTACATCAACAACGATAACGGGCTGCTGTACGTCTGGGATGGCACTGCGTTTCCAGCGGAAGTAGACGGCGTCGAGATTCGTGGTGCGACAGGTCCGACGGGCGACACTGGTCCGCAGGGCACTTCCGTCACCACAGCTACAGTTGATGGATCGGGTCACCTGCAAGTAACTCTGTCTGATTCAACTGTCATCGACGCCGGTAGTGTCATCGGTCCGACTGGCGCCACGGGTGCAACTGGTGCAGTGGGTGATGATGGCGTATCGGTCGCTGCTGCCGAGGTCGATGAATTAGGGCATTTGCAGGTCACTCTTTCCGATGCGACTGTTCTGGACGCGGGATACGTTGTCGGTCCGGAAGGTGAAGCTGGTGCTACCGGCGGGATTGGACCTCAAGGTGTGACTGGGCCGCAGGGTCCGGCCGGTGTTGATGGGGAAGACGGCAATGGCCTGGCTATCACTGCGGTTGTGGTCGACTATGCGGAACTCACCGCAATTGCGTCGACTCTCGGTCCCGCTGATGAAGGTGCGGTGTATTTCAGCCAAGATGACGACCTTCTCTATATCTGGGATGGGTCCTCGTTTCCGGCGGCGGGATCGGGCGCATCTTCCGGGGCTGAGGTCACGACTCCAATTGAGGTGCTAACCCAGGCAGCCTATGACGCATTGCTCACACCCGATCCTGAGACGCTGTATGTGGTGGTGGGCTAGATGGCATTGCTGAATACAGCCGATGACGTGTTGCTCGGAACGGTAGCCGTGGATCGGGTCTACGTGGGCACGACACTTGTTTGGCAGCGAGCCTCAGATGATGATGGCTTTGGTCTTGCGCCATTCGGTACCAGTCCGTATAGCGGCCTCTCGGGCTTTGGGCTCGCGGGCTTTGGCAACACTGGGTTTGGGGAGTAGAAGAAGATGCCTATTGAGAAGCCAGCGATCGGCTCGACTGGTTGGGGTGACGAAGTCTGGGCCGTCATTGATCGTGTGAACGAGCTGGCCGGTATCGAGGCGACTATCACGGCGAAGGAGGACGCGGGTACTGCGGCAGGTGCCATCGCGACTCACGAAGCCGCCTCTAATCCGCATCCGGGATATCTGACTCAGGCAGAGGGAGACGCTGCCTATCAACCACTCGATACGGACTTGTCGACGATTGCTGGTCTGGCTGCCAGTGATGGCCAACTGATCAAGCGTGTGGCTGGCGCCTGGGCAGCCTCAGCGATAACGAAGTCGGACGTCGGACTCACGAATGTCGACAACACGAGTGACGACAACAAGCCAATCAGCACTGCGACTCAGACAGCTCTGAATGCCAAGCTTCCTACCGCGGATGCCCCTGAGCTGATTCGTGACACCATGGGGACGGCACTCGTCGCCGGTACAAACGTCACGATCACTCCGAATGATGGTTCCGACACCATCACCATTGCCTCTTCTACATCTGTCAAGCCTCATCCGCCAGTTACTCTGACTGACGCTACGACGGTCGCTACAGATGCGTCTCTCGGTACGCATTTCCGACTGTCGATGGGCGGCAACCGCACTCTGGGTCCGCCGACGAATCCGACTGATGGTCAGGTCGCAGTTTGGGAAGTGACCGCGTCTGCCGCTGCACGTACTCTGTCTCTCGATACTGGGACTGGTGGCTTCGCATATGGTACTGACATTACTGCACTTACAGCTACCTCATCTGGGCTGACGGATTACGTCCAGGCTGTGTATCGGACGTCTGTCAACAAGTGGCGAGTCATCGCATACGTGAAGGGGTACTGATGCCTCGTTACAACAAGAGCCCGAACCCCAGCGCGATCAATGACCTCACTGGCTGGCTCGGTTCTGGTGCGCGAACTCGACTGACTGGATTGACTGGGCCTCCTCGGACTACTGGTGCTTCGGTAGCGATGGCTGCTGGCTCATTCAGTGCATCAATGGGTTGTACACCGGGAACTGCTGCATCAGGTCAGACGTGGACTGGTGTTGGCTGGATTCGATCCTCAGTCGCGCGCACGATTCGAGCAGCGCTGGTCACCTGGCAGGGCACCACCTTCGTGAGTGGTGGTGGAACGGGAATCGTGGATACTGCTCTGAGTGCGAACGTGTGGACTCAAGTACGAGTTACGGGAACGCTGAACGTTGCCACTTTCAACGGCGTAAATTTCCATCTCGACATTCCCGCCGCCGGTACGGCTGGAACACTTTCTCTCTCCTCATGCCGGATCGAGCAGATCACAGACGCCGCTCTTACCTACGCTGACGGCGATTCCGGATCGGGCTGGGCATGGGATGGAACAGTAGGCAGCTCAACATCAACGCAGTCAGATGTGGTGCCTACAATTACCAGTCGACTGTTTCTGCCCTTCTAGTGATGTTTGATGTCATACGCATGAAGAGACCCCACCTAGCTTCTCACAGCCGGGTGGGGTCTCTTCTGTGTTTCAGTTGGTGTGCTTCGTTATTGTCTTTGCTCGTGGACCGAAGACGTTCCAAGCCCACGCGATTGGCCAACCGGTGAGTGCCCACATGCCGAATGTGCAAATGGTCAGGACGAGATGGAGTCCGTGACGTGTTTGCTTCCGACTCTTGGTCACTACACGGCTTGGTTGTGGGTATGTCATCTCACTTTCCCTTCACTGTCCCTTC